AGTCTAGCTCTGCCTTTGCTTTGGCAGTTCCAGCCTAATTGTTGCCATTTCCCCTCGCCTTCGGGTGGGGGGTTCTTTTTAATCTAGGAGGAATTTATTATGGCAACCGCATCCGCAGTAGTCTCACGCCGTGGTAACGATCAGTTCCGTGGCTTGTTTAGCGATACATGGTCAGTCCGTGCTACCCTTGACGCTGGTTCATTGGTTGATGGCGCTGGTGAAACAGACGACGTAACAGTACCAGGCGTAGCATTGGGTGACATAGTTCTAGGCGCATCTTTGGGTGTTGATTTGGTTGGTTTGTCAGTAACAGGTTATGTTTCTGCTGCAAATACAGTCAAGTTCCGCATTCAAAATGAGTCTGGTTCAACTGCTGACTTAGCATCTACAACACTTCGTTTTGTTGTGGCTCGCATGGTCTAAATCTAAAGGGGGCTAATAACCCCCTTTTTAATGGAGTTCTTATGGCAACCTTTCGATGCTTACAGAGTGGTCAGACAGTCACTTTTGTCAACCAACATGACATTGATTCAATGAAAGGTCATCAGGGCTATATTAGAATCGACCAAGAAGAGGTCGAGAACAATGAGAAACCTCTTGTTTTAGCTCCACCAACTCCCATCAAAAAGATGGGAAGACCTAAGAAAGTTGCAAATGTCTGAAATTGATCCAAGAGAATTTGGTCGTTTAGAAGCACAAGTTGAGGCTTTGCAGACTGAAGTTCATGCTTTGCGTGAAGATATTAAACAGCTCTTAGAGATGGCAAACAAATCTAAAGGCGGTATGTTTGTCGGAATGGCTATTGCCTCTGTTGTGGGCGGTGTTATTTCATTTATAGCCACTAAGGTTGTGCGATGAAACTCTTTGGCGAAACCTGTCCTTTGCCAACACAAGATGTGGCAACCAACTTGAAGAACCGCAATAACGCCTTCAAGAACTTTGGTTATGGCCCACCCAATCCTGACGAGCCAAATGATGCTTTTTGGCTTAAAAAAGCAAAGATGTATAACGCTCCTACTGATGTCATCAAGGGTATGAGATGTGGTAATTGTGCTGCTTTTATTCAGACTCCCAAGATGATGGAGTGCATCAAATCTGGTTTAGAGCCAGATAACAGTAAAGAATTGTCCTACGATGAGCAGTTTATTGAAGCCGCTGATCTGGGTTTTTGCGAGTTATTTCACTTCACCTGCGCCTCTGCCCGCACTTGCGATGCTTGGAAAGCTGGTGGCCCTATCACTAAGGACTAATCATGACTAACGCTGCTGGCGAACTGGTTGGAATGCTGTTTGGAGCTAGAAATCTAGCCCATACCATCCATTTAAAGACATCTTCTTTTGCTGAACACAAGACTTTAGAAGAGTTTTACTCAAACATTATCCCTTTGGCTGATGACTTTGCTCAACAGTTCCAAGGTAAATATGACATCCGCTTGGACATTCCTGTTGTGCCAAACAAGTACAAAGGCACTATCGCCCAAGTATTGCGCCAGCAAATGGACTGGATTGAGGGTAATCGTCAACAGATTGCTCCTCGTACTGAAACAGCACTTCACAACACGATTGATGAAATTGTTGGTTTGTATCAAAATATCCTTTATCAACTCACTTTGAAATGAGAACAACATGAGTACCTTTCAGCTTGACCCAAATAGAGTTGCTTATGGAGTTCCTTCCATTGGTACAACTCAAGTAGCAACAGTTACTACCACTAGCACTCAAATGACTGCTTTTGGAGCTACAACAACTATGATCCGCATTGCTTGCGCTCAAGGTCATTGTCATTTTGCTATTGGTACAAGTCCAACTGCAACCACTACATCTTCACCTTTGATTGGTGTTAATCAATCTGAAATCATCAACGTAACACCTGGTCAAAAGATTGCGTTTATTAAAGATGCTGCAATCACAACATCTACAGTAACTGTTACCGAACTTGTTTAAGGAAATATCATGAAAAAGACTATGGCTCAAGCCAAAATTGGCAAAGTTATGACAGAGTACAAAGCAGGAAAACTGCATTCTGGCTCTAAGAAAGGCCCAGAAGTAACCTCTAAGAAGCAAGCCATTGCCATTGCTTTGAGCGAGGCTAAGATGTCTAAAAAGAAGCCCAAAAATGGCTACTAAACAAGGTTTGTATGCAAATATTCATGCCAAACAGAAGCGTATTGCTGAAGGTTCTGGCGAGAAGATGCGTAAGGTTGGTAGCAAAGGCGCACCGACTAAACAAGCCTTTATTGAATCTGCTAAAACTGCGAAAAAGACTAAAAAGGTGAAGTGATGAAAACTCCTGCTTGGACTCGAGCCGAAGGTAAAAATAAATCGGGGGGCTTGAACGCAAAGGGGAGAGCATCTTATAATGAAGAAACTGGGGGAAACCTCAAACCACCTGTAAAATCAGGTGACAATCCAAGACGAGCTTCTTTTCTCGCTCGGATGGGCAACATGAATGGCCCAGAGTATAAGGATGGCAAACCTACTAGGTTGCTCTTATCTCTGCAAGCATGGGGTGCTTCATCCAAGTCAGACGCAAAGGCAAAAGCTAAAGCGATTTCAGACAGAAATAAAGGAAAGAAGTAGTCTATGGCATTACCTACTTATTTATCGTTGGTCAATGATGTGCTTGTGCGTATGCGTGAGCCACAAGTATCAACTGTTTCTGAAAATACAGTATCAACTCTTGTTGGCAAATATGTCAACGATGCAAAGCGTCAAGTAGCAGATGCCTACGACTGGGATGCTTTTAACCAAGCAATCAATGTCTCAACTGTTGTTGGTCAATCAACTAATTACTCTTTGACTGGTGCTGGTGTTCGCTTTAAGACAATGGATGTTATCAATACCACTCGGTATTACCAGATGACTCCTATCACGCATACTCAGTACGATTCTTTTTATTACACAATTTCATCGCCTATCACTACGATGCCGATGAACTACACCTATGGTCGAGTAGATACCAACGGTGACATGAAAGTAAACTTCTGGCCTGTTCCTGATGCTGTTTACAACATTCGCTTTAGCTTAGTTATTCCTGAGAATGACTTTGAATCTGATTCTGATGTAACTTATCTTGCTAAAGAGCCTATCGTATTGGGTGCTTTGGCTCGTGCATTGGTTGAGCGTGGTGAAGATGGTGGTCAAAATAGTTCTGAAGCCTATGCCATGTACAAGAACTGCTTGGCTGATCTGATTGCGTTAGAGTTGGCTCGTTCGCCTGAAAACGACTCTTTTGAGGCTGTCTAATGGCTCAACCAATACAGACCTATGCGATTACTGCACCAGGCTTCTACGGCCTGAATACGCAGGATTCGTCACTTGATTTGGCAAGTGGTTTTGCATTGGTGGCAAATAATTGTGTGATTGACCAATATGGTCGTGTTGGCGCTCGTCAAGGATGGACTCCTGCTCACTCTACATTGGGTGCTTTAGGTACGGCAGATGTAAAGTGTATTGCGGAGATGATTGACAAAGATGGTACTAGCTACACTCTTTGCGCTGGCAATAACAAATTGTTCAAGTTGGTTGGATCAACACTAACCCAATTGACATTTAATGGTGTTGGTACTGCTCCTACGATTACTGATAGCAACTGGTCTACAGCATATCTTGATGGTGATTTGTATTTCTATCAAAGAGGTCATGTTCCTATTGGTTTTGACCCTGCATCATCTACAACGACTTACTATCGTGTTGACCAAGAATCTGGATATAACGGCACAGTACAACAAGCAAACATTGTTATCTCTGCTTATGGTCGTGTTTGGAATGCAGATACAACATCGGACAAAGTAACTGTTCAATGGTCTGATACTAAGAATCCTCAAAAGTTTGGTTCTGGTACTGCGGGTACTTTGGATACAACTTCTGTATGGCCCAGGGGGGGGGATACGATTACCGCCCTTGCTGCTCACAATAATTTCTTGTTCATCTTTGGTAAACGCAATATCTTGATTTATCAAGGTGCTACTGCGCCAGCTACAATGACTTTGTACGACACAATTGAGAACATTGGTTGTATTGCAAGAGATTCTGTTTGCAATACTGGTACTGATGTGATTTTCTTGTCAGATACTGGT